ATATTTTAGATTGGTATTCTTTGTGCATTTTATCCGTTTTCGTAACATATTTCGCGATATAGTTTATTGTCTGTTCGTTTACGAATGTTCCCAGAAATATGAATCCATATTTCCAGATTTTTTTTATTTCTTCTGGTTTTTCAGTCCAGATAATTCCGTGTAGGTGTATTCTTTCTGTGCCATTGTGTCCTAGTTCTGTTATTAACCAGTGTCTAACTGTTTTTTTGTGGTGTTTTCTCCATAATTCTGTAAAGTGTCTTACTGCATAACTTGCGATTTCGTTATCTAATTCATATGAATGTTCGTTTACTTTATTTATTTTTTTTTTTATATTAAGTAGACTTTCTTCACTGAATGTTAGCGTTACGAATGTCGCTTTTGAGTTATGCCGTATTTCTTCGTTTAGTCTTATCTTCCAGTTGTTCGCTTTCTGTTTTCTGCACTCAATACACCGACCGCACCCCACGGGCACATATAGTGCCCGTGGGTCGGTTGGTGGTGCAGGAGGACAGAAGCCATTTTTATTATTAGGTTTATACCTTTTATTATCTATTATTTTGGGATATAAACACATAATATTTATTTTAATATTAAGGATGCTTCGGTCTTGTGTTGGATGCTACGGGTGTTTAATATCTCCACGGTGTGAACACCATCCCTTGCAGTGTTCCTATTCCTTCATTTAACATTTTTCCAATAGTTTGACTTGTTGATGGGTGATTTTGTTGGAATTCCTTAAATGTTTTTTCTACTACCTGCTGTTTTTCTTTTACAATTGTTTCTCTTGTTTCTAGTCCTAGTCTTGTATCAGTTTGTGATAGTGCTCTTTTTTCATTATCGATTTTAGCCCACCCTTGTTTAATTTGTTCTCCTACTGCTTTTGATTGTTCTTCTGTTAGGCCAATTTGACTATCAGTTAATTGCATTTGTAAAGTATTTAAAAATACTTTTTGTTTTTCTTGTTCAATTAATGATTCTGCTTGACCTTCTGTTATACCATTTGTTATAACTGCTTTTCGTACATTTTCTTGGTATAGTTTTAGTTCTTCTGTTGCGATGTTTGCTCTTGTTTCGAATGTTGCCCCTTTTAGTTTGTTGTCTAGGTTTGTTCCGATTGTTGTAGCGTTATCAAGTGCTGCTCTTGCCTCGTTTGATTTTACTTGACTTTTTAGTACTTCAATTTCTGCGAATCCTTTTTCTGTGTCTACACCTCCAGTTTTGTTGGCTTGTGTATTATTTAAGTTTGCCTGACTTTGTAGAAGTTTAATTTCTGCTGATGTTTTCGCTATATTTAAGTTTGCTAGGTCCATCATTGGTGCCATTGATGCCTGACCACCTGCTGCCGAGCCTCCAGTTTGACTTCCAGTTACGCCTCCAGTACCACCTTTTCCATACATTAGCGAAGGATTTAGTCCTGCTGCTTTCATTTGTTGGACCTGTCCTCTAAAGTTTGTTTTGTTCCACATATCCATTTGCAGATTGTGTCCTTGTTCATTGAGTTTTTGTTGATTCCCTAGTTGTAGAGCCATCAGTTCTTTTTGTCTGTTGAATTGTTGTTGTGATGAGAATTGGCTGTATGCCATTTCTCCGATTGGTTTGGCTAGGCCTAATATGCCTCCAGCCGTTATGTCCCAGAATGCCATTTTTCGCGTCTTTTTTAAAGCGTTATACTATATAGTTCATAATAATGAATGGATGCGTACTTTTAGTACGAAGGAAGGGGGGTTAAAGCCCCCCCCCTTTCGTGTCAGCCATTTGTGAATTGCCATCGGCTTCACTTTTTCCACCTTCAATTATTTTGAAGTTACCATCCCTTTTAGCTTGATATGTTTTTTCGACTTTGCTCATTGCGTCTGTTGCAATTTCCCAGCGGTCGGTCCGTACATTGGTTTCAGGTAGTACTCCTCTTTTTCTTTCTGTGTAGATTAAGTTTACGCCTTCTGCGTTGATTGGTTCCTTGTTGGTTAGCATTCTTGCGATTTTTGTTTCTAAATGCTCTCCTTCTAGCCTTTCGACTTCTTCCATACTTGTTTCTGGATAATACGGTACTTTGTACATTTTTCTTTTTTTATAGGTTAGGGATTTGTTTTGCACTCATTTTTCTTCTGCAAGTGATATTATTGCTAATTTGAATCCAGAAATTTTGTGCATCAATACTAGTTTCTGCGAAGATTTGATTGAATTTTGTTGGGTCTATGTATGTTGTTCCATCTTTTAATCCCGTTACATTTCCACCGTTTTTAGTTGGTTCATAGCGTCTGTTTAATGTCATAAACATTGAATTGTTCATTTGAGCGAAGCTTCCATATGTTTTATTAACATTAGTCATATAATTTAACCACGCTGGTTGTTTTCCTAATGAACTGTAATTTACATAATTAATACCTCCCTGGTTGTCGATTACTGTATCCCACCAAGCTAGTTGGTCTGTGATTAAGTCTTGGTATGCGATTTGGTCTAATGCAGGTTTGTGCAGGTCATTAATAGTTTTTAGGTTCATATGCCAGTCATTTCCTTGTGAGTAATCTACTCGTGGTGTTAGGCTTACAATTCCTATAATATATGACGGTTCATTTACTTTTATCATAATTTTTCCGCCTTTGTGTTTATCTGTTAACCTTCCCCTACCTGCTAGAGTTCCCAGTGGTTTGTCGCTCGTTTCTGCGTTTGAGATTACTTCTTCGAATGATAGTTCTTTTATTAGACTACCGTGGTATACTGGGTTTTCTGGTGCTTTTGCTCTTTCGTGACTATAGACTGCATCTAGCCAGTCATCATACGAACCGCCACTAATTGAGATTTGGTTTAGCATTGCGTATACTTTTGAAGCTAGGTTTAGTGTATCAATAGTAAAGTACCCTTCCCCAGTATCAACTTTTGTAATTTCTGCAATACCATTTACTCCATTAATCCATTCTGTTTGAATCCAGTTGTTAAATAAGTCGCTTTGGTAGGTTTTGACCATCAAACCCTCTTGGCTACTTATCATCGGATAATTGCCGTTGACTTTTGGTAGTATTGATTTATATGGCTCAAGGTTTGCATTGTTGATTTGTAGAGCGTTCGGTGTTGATACATTGCTAAGAATCCATTCTCTCATAGCGTCAATTTGCGTTAAGTCGAATGAAGTTAATTTTGGTTGGTTGTTGTTTCTTGCAAGTGTTGTATAGTTTACCTGTGCATTTGCTCCCAATTGGCTTATTGTTGTTGGTCTGCTTGTGAATGGTACTTGGTATCCAGTACATTCGATTCTTACTTTTGTTGGATCGCCTTGGTAGTGGTATTTAATCACAATATTTGCCCACATTTGAGCGATGGACCTAGTGCCATTACTTGATGCTATGAATTGGTGTAGTGTGTCTAATTCTGGTTTTTGTCCAGTCCAAGCACTTCCCAGAGTTGCGGTGATAATTGCGTCAATTTGTGTAGCTGCTGCGATTGTTGTCGCTGGTCCAATTTTAATATCTGCGAAGCTTGTTGAACTTCCTTGGTTGAATAGTAGGAAGTTATCAATGACTGCTCCACTTTGATAGTTCATTGGGTTGTGGATGTAGTAACATTTTGGTTCTTGTTTGTTTGCATAGTAATTTTTGAAGATGTCATAATATGCTAGTAATGGAATTGCGTTGAATTGCCGTGTTACATCATTTGTTTGGTTTGTTTGGTTTCTTCCAATACCTTTTACTCCCAGATAAGCCATAATACTCGAAGGGTTAATTTGGCTATCGTCCGTTATAGTTCCGTTAATTGCTCCCAATAGTACTTGAGGAATTTTGATTTGGCTCATATCCATTCCCACATTTAGTAGGTTCATATGTAGCTTACCGTTATATAATCGCATTGGAACCTCGAAGATGTCTAGTTGAACCTTATATGAACCGAATAGTGGTCCAATTGTCGGCAGTGTCATTACTTGACAATTTAGGTCGATATCCCAAGTATCACCCGGTAAAGCCGGCTGATTCATAAATGGGATTAGCGTTCCTGCTGCTGCCGATGACCTCCATAGATATGAGAGGTCGTGTGTTGACCTATTGTAGTGTGTTGTTTCTGTTACCGACCGACTCCCAGAGCCTAGGCGGTCTCCTCCGATTGTTGTTTTCATTTTTGGTTTTTAAGGATTTCGTTGATTGTAATAATTAGGTTTGTGATATTGTTCCAAGTAAATTTAGTTACCTCGTCTCTGCATTCTTCTAGTGTGTCTTTTGGTTCTGTTATTCGATATTGTCCAATTGTTGCGAAGAAATAACCGTCTGTTTCCACGATTGTAAAGGGTGTTTCTTCGATTTCGTGTCTTTTTACTAATTCTTCGTTTTTGATTTCAATTGTGTCCATTTTAATTTATTTATTTGTTTTAATGTGAATTTAATAGTTAAATATATAATTGATATCATTTTTTTTATATTAAGGGTCCATATTTTAAATT